ACGCTATGAGTAAAAAAGTTAAAAAAGTTAAGGATAAGTCTATGCGTTGGCAAATAGACAAGAAGGTTTTAAGGGTTACCCTTCCTAGTGGAGACGACACAAAAGTTAAGGTTACATTTATGGGAGACTATTTTACTCCTCAAGAATTCACTTCACTTTTAACTGCTGTGTTAGAATCTTACACAGAAGGATTACTACAGACAAACACCAGAAAGGCTGTACACGAACATTGGAATAATGTGTTTGGTATTTTCTTAAATAAGATTTTATCTGAAGATGAAATCTATAAAACTTCAGAAAAGCATAAGGAGTTTAAGGAAATGGTTGATGAAACATTAGGACAAGATGAGACAGAGGAAGTTAAATCTTCTACAGAAGACAATAGGTTAGCTGCATACTTACTTGCTAGAGATATTTTAGTAAGTACTGGTATGGCAGAAGATGTAGTAGATGGTTTACTTAATAAGAGATTGGGTTTAAATGCACCTATTTTAGGTGGTGAGGGAGATGTCCAATAAACGAACTTCTCGTAAAAAAGAAGATAATATTCTTAAAGGACTCGACTACTTGGAAAGTAGTCAAAACCTAAAGGAAGATGTTTTAACTCCTGAAAAGGAGAAAGATATGGCAGTACAGGAAGTACTTAACCGTGTTAAAGAGGAAACAGGACTTTTTGGACGAAAAATGTCCAAGGTATATAAATTGGAAGCTGGAGATATATGTCCACACTGTAATTATTCAAAATTACAAGAGGATATGTCTTTTAGTGGAAAGCCTTGTGAATTTTTCGTATATTGTCCAACCTGTAATGCACATATCTGTACTTATAAACCTATGCCTCACCAAGAGGCGTTTCATAAGGATAAACATCAGCATAAACTATACGCAGGAGGATTTGGTTCTGCTAAAACCTACACTGGAGGTATGGAGTTTATTGCTTATGCCTTACAGGTTCCTAATGGAGCAGGACTCGTAGGAGCTGCTACTTGGGGACAAGCTTCAGATACTTGTTTAAAGTTTCTAGTAGATAATATTCCAAATGCTTTGGTTTATAAGTCTAACCAAGATAAAGTTAACTGGTATATAGATTTGATTAACGGTTTCCGTATATCAGCTAAAGCTTTTGACAAAGAAGGTAAAATTCGTTCTGCTAACTTGAATATAATATGGGTAGAGGAAGCATCAGAAGTGTCTTATAATGTTATTCAATATATAAAGGCACGTTTACGTAATAAAACAGCGTGGACTAAAGGACGTAATAGATTAAAGATGATTCTAACATCTAACCCTGATGTAGGTTGGCTAGCTGAAAACTGGCTTCTAATATCAGATATAATCTATTACCACGGTGATGTCCCTGATAGATATACAGTTGACGTTAATCGTAAAGACCCTTCTACATCTACACATATATCTGCAACTAGTGCAAACATCTATTTACCACCTGATTATGAGGAAAATCTTGCTCGTAATAAACCTAAATGGTGGGTAGATAGATACTTACATGGTTCATTTAAATATGCAGAAGGTTTAGTTTACCCTAATTTTATGAGTTGGTTTGAAGACCCATTTGTTATTCCAGCACACTGGAAAAGAATTACAGGTCTAGACTTCGGTAGACGTGACCCTACAGCTCATTTAGTAGCAGCTTTAGACCCTATTCATAAGGTTATTCACGTTTACGCAGAGGTTGAGGAAACCTTGGATGACATAACTTTAGATGAATTAATTGTAAAAATTAAACAGACTCACGATTTTCCAGATTATCTTCTAGCTTACCCTCATCAATGCGACCCGAGAGGTAGAAATAGGGACCAAGTGTCTGGAAATAGTTGGATTGACGCTTATCGTGAAAGAGGAATAATCCTACAACCAGCTGTAGATTGTGAAGCTAATTCAATAGCAGTTACTATTCAGAAGGTTTATGAATATGCTGCTAATGGAAGACTTAAAGTTTTCAAAACTTGTACAAAATTAAAGGACGCTTTATCAAAATATAAGTATCCACCTAGAGATTTGGCTGATGCAGATAAGAATCAGGGTGAAGTTCCTAAAGATGAGAACAACCACTTACCTGATGCACTGCGTTATATGTTAGCTCCATTCCCTAAATTCCCAGAAGACCCTGAAGAATTCAGTGAAATTTGGAGAAATGTAGTAAACGGAGCTCCAAAACAGTCAAATAACCCTTGGTTGACTAATTTTGAAGACGCAAGTCCTGATTTTGTAACAGATTTTATGGATAATTTTGGTTAGGAGGACAATATGACAGAAAAAGAAGAAAAAGAGTTACTAAAACTCGTAAGAGCTAATCACAGATTACTCACCACCGTATGTAAATCACTTCATTTAGTTCCAGTAACTGAAAAAGAAGAAGAAGAATTACAGATTTTAAGGCGTAAAAATGAACGCCAGGCTGAAAAAATCAATTCAGCCCTTAATGACAGAGAAAATATCCCTGATACCTATGATGAAAATTCTCTAGGTAATCTATTTAGCAAAGCTGATGAGATATATGGAGATATTTTAGCTGATGATTTCCTAGGAGAGGGTGACAAATAATGCAAGAAATGTTAAATAAGTTGACAGAGGACGTTAAATTAGAAACATCGCAGGATATTCTAGATTCTTACGGTATTACAGAATATACTGCTTCTGATTTAGTCACAGATTTTCAAGAAGCTATAGCTTATAAACAAGAACAAGCTCGTATTTTTAAAATATTAGATGCTGCAGACCATTCAGATATATGGAAGGTATTTAATAAGAAAATTCCTAATTATGTGCAGACTCCTACACATAATCCGATTACTATTATTAAAGAAGCAACTAAAGCTTCTATTATGCCTACAGAATATGCTGGAGATTTCAGAGCTCTATCTATTGATGCAAAACCACTTGCAGAAACTGCTAATAAGTTCTTCCAATTAAAGTGGAATTCAATGGATATGGATGACATAAACAATAAGTGTGGAGAATATGCTTATTTGCACGGAACATCAGGTGTTTTATTCGGTTGGAATAATGACCTAGTAGAAGCTAATGACGTTACTAGTATTTTAAACGCTAAACGTTTAGTTCCTTTACAAGCGAGGGTTTATCATCCGTCAAATATATTCCCAGACCCAAGTGCTTCTCAAGTAGAAGAAATGGGATTTATGTATTTTGCTGAAAAGAAATCAAGAGAATTCCTTAAAGCTATTCCTAGATTCCAAGCTCGTATTCAAGCTATTGAAAATGCTAATGACACTACAGGATATACTGACCCTAATTATATAAGGGATAAATCTAAACAGTCTTCTAGAAATGTTGTTACATTTATTACTTGCTATAAAAAGGTGTTAAGACCTAAAACAGGTATTAATGGTACAACAATTTTAACGCCTAGCGTAGATATTATCTACATGGCAGGACGTGATATTCTAGATGTAGCAAAGGATATTCAACCTAATGTTATTCCTTTTATACCTCTATATGATGAGGAAGTTCCTAACAATTTCTGGGGAATTTCTAAATGTTATAAGGTATTATCACTATATCTAGCATTAGTACAGCTTGACTCTACAGAAGCTACAGCATACTTTAAGAATCAAAATCCTGCAGAGTTTATTAACTCAATGGCAGGTATAAATGTAGCTGAATATCAGAACAAACGTAATAACCCTGATAAAGCATTTACTGTAAACTGCGACCCTAGAATTGTTCAAGCATTTGCTAATAGACCTGATTTACCTAAAGATTTAAGTTCTTTTAGAACCTATTTAATTGGAGCAATCCAACAAGTATCAGGTGTAGATGCTGCATATCTAGGACAGTCTTACGGTTCTATTCAGACTACAGGTGGAGTATCTCAAGCTCTAGATAGAGCTACAATGCGTGATTCTAATCGTATAAAAGCTATTGATAAATTTATTTCTAAAGAATTAAATCTTATGTCTCAATTCTATATTCTTAATGGTAATGAAGAAACATTTAGAGCTCAACCTAATGCTATGACTCAAAACCAAGATAATAAAGAATATACTTTTAATCCTGCAGATTTATTCGGTAGGGATGACATCTGTATAGATGTGTCTTCAGCAGCTCCTCGTTCAAGAACTTCATACGAAGACGGAGCTAAACAATTAATGGAACTTCAAATGAAGTATGTTCCAGCTGAACACGGTTATCCAGATTTTATAACTCCAGATGAAATGATTTCATTCTTAAATATTCCAACACCTGAAAAGAATGTAATTAGAGAAAGAATGAAAGTTCAAATGGAAAATATGAAGTTAGAGGAATATATGGCTGTAGTTACAGCTTTAGGTACTCTAACTGAAGGTGGTATGGCTCCAGAACAAGCTCTACAAGAGATTGTAGCTCAAATGGTACAGACACCAATAGGTCAAACTCCAGCAACTAATCCAGCTCCTGGACAACCTATGCAAAAATAATATTTGACAATAATTGTCTAATATTTTATACTATAAATAAGGAGGATGTTTTACAATGCAAAACGAAAATAACATTTTTGAAGGTATCCCAGGATTAGGAGATACTGAAGGATTTCAAAATTTTGTTGATGCTCAAAATCAACAAAGTGTAGTAGGTCAAGAACCTACAATTCCACAAGCTTTACAGCCTCAAGGTCAGCCTCAAGGACAACCTGATGCAAATCAAGGTCAACCTCAAGGTAACCAAGTGCCACAATACAGCTCTGCTGATATTCAAAGAATTATCGCTGAAAATCAGCAATACAAAGCTCAACTTGCTGCTCAACAACAAATGAAAGTTCAAGCACAAGCTCAAGCTGCAGCACAAAGACAGGCTCAAGCTCAAGGTCAAATGACCCCACAAAGAGCTGCAGGTATGCAAAATCCACAGCTTCAACAAGCTATTGCTAGAGCATTAGCTAGTGGGTATACACCAGAACAAATCTATGCAGCTATGCAAGGAAATACTGCTCAATCTAGACTTGAAGCTCAAGTTCAACAAATGCAGGAGTATTTACAAGCACAGCAATATCAACAAGAGCAGTCAGCTTTTATTAATAAGATGACGACTTTTGGAGATAAGTGGGGTTTAAGTGAAGCAGACCTAGTAACATTCGCTAACGCTGCACTTGAGAAAGGAATTAATGTTGCACAAGTTAATGATGTAGAAGCCGTTTTCCGTGCAGTATATCCTGAACAGTATGCGTTTAGAGCTCAAAGAATGGCTGCTCAAAACAATGCTTCACCCATATACGGAGGTGCAAGTTTCCCAGAAGCTCCTAGAGCTGCTCAAAATAAAGCAGAGGATGCTTATGTAGAAGCTTTCTTAAAAGGAAAAATGCCTAACGCTTATGGAAAATATCAAAATAATATAAAATAAGAAATAGGAGGAAAAGAGAATGGAACCAATATCTCTAATTAACAACACATCAGTTTACCGTAATCCTGCTCCACAGTCACCTTTACAAGGTCCTAATGTAATGCAGCCAGCTGCTGTTTACAGTAAGATTATGTTAAGAACTATCGAGCTTACAGAAGCTGATTTCGTATTTGATGGATTAGCAGAGGAAAGATTAATGCCATCAAATAACGGTTCAAATGAAATAGTATTTAAGCGTATGCTATCTTTAGCAGCACATACTATTCCACTTGCTGAAGGTATTCCACCTGCTTCTGACCAAGGCAGAATGGTTGCAATTAAAGCTTCTACAAAATCTTATGGTCGTGTAATGAAATTTACAGATAAGGTAAATTGGGCTGTAGTAGACCCTCTAATTTCAGAGTATACTAGACAATTAGCATTAAAAGTACCTGAGACAAAGGATATTTTAGCACAAGAAGCATTACTTGCAGAGTGCCAAGTATTCTATGCTACAGAAAAGGAAGTTGAATCTAGTGATATGGACATCCTTAAACCAAAGGAATTTGGTGATGTTACACATATTAAGTATTTAACTCCTGACTGCTCTCCATCTATTGACGAATTCCGTAAAATTGTATTAGCTGAAGAAGCTGCAAAGGTTAGACCTTACCAAGGTTCAAACTTCCTAGTATTAGCTTCACCTGCTGTACTTTACGATTTAATCACTGATAAGAGAGTTAAGGAATTTATGAAGTACACTAATACAGGTACTGCATATTCTAACGATATGGTTATCGACTTATTCTCATTAGCTTTCAAGAAAGCAAAGACTATTAAGACTGATAATACATATACTGATGGAAATGGTGATACAATTTATATCTACCACGCTCCAAAATATACACAGACAGCTGCTGCTGGTAGTGACCCTGCTGTATATTCTGCAGCTAACATCTTAACTAAAGTTGATTTATCTACTTTAGCTACATCAGATACTATTACTGGTGGTGCAACTATTGTATTCCTAGATAGAGATGCTGATACAGGTGCTTACCTATATCAAGAAACTACATTTAGTGGTACATTAGCTCAATTAGCAGCTGCTGCTAATGGTAACTATGATGTATTAAATGTTCATCACTCATTTGTATTAGGTGAGGAATGTTTATACAGAATTGGTATCGAAGGACATTCTCAACCTGAATTCATCAAGAAGGAATTAGGTTCAGCTGGTACTGAAGACCCTCTTAACCAAAGACAATCTATTGGTTGGAAGTTAGACGCAATCGGCTACAAGGTTCCTAACCCTGATGCAGTAGTTGATTATATGTCAATCCCTACACAATACCGTGTAAATGTAAATGCTAGACCTGATTTCAAGAACCAATTTACTGATTATTACTACGGATACGTAGATAATGCTGGTAATTATTGGCATCCTGAACAAGTTGCACAGTCTGTAGTTTGGAATGGTACTGCTAACGTAGTTAAGTACTTTGTAAAAGGTACAACTACTGAAGTTACAGCTGTTAAAATGACTAAACTTGTTAAGCCTGTTGCTACAGGTAGAACAGGTTCAGACGGTAAGCGTCCAGTTGTTACTGGAAATGTACCTACAATGCAATATGCATTAGCATCTAATCCAGCAATTAGATTCTTAAAAGACCAAGTTGCAGAAACTGCCTATGCTGCTAAAGCAGGACACTTCTACATCAAGGGCTTTGAAGGAAATGCATCAACTGCTCCAACAGATGCAGCAGAAGTAATCGCATTACCTGCATTTAATAATGTTTATGACATTAAAGTACCTACAGCAGATGGTCAAAGATATGAAAACCGTAAGGAATTCATTGACGGTGGTAACGTAAACGCTACTGGTGACCCTAACGTAGACAAAAACTAAAATAATTTAAAGGAGTGGACACAATATGTCAAATAAACCAGTTGATAAGGCTACTACTGAAACTGGTGCAGTAGAAGCTGTTGTAAAACACTCCCAAACTCAAGCTCACGAGACTGGCAATCCTGCTAGTCCCGTAGAACTTGCAGAAGCATTGGGAGAATCTCAAGAACTTGTTGCAAGACAAGCTAAAGAGATTGAAGCTTTAAAAGCACAGTTGTCAGATGGAAATAAATCTACTAATAATGATATTCTAGCTTTAGCAAAAGCTATTGCAGAATTATCTGCTAAACCTGCACAGCAAGGACCTACAGAAGCTGATGAGGTAAATCGTTCTATTGATTTTAATAATCAAAGAACTACAATAGATGGAAGAAGTTTATTAGAAGCACAAGCTGCTGTAAACTCATTCCGTAAGGAACCTAAAGTTCCTATCTCTATTCCTAAAGCATTACAAAATACTTTTGGACCTTATCTAGCAATATCTGTAAATGGTGTTAGAATTGCAGTTAATTGTGATGGTAGAACATATATGATTAATAAAACTCACGCTGAACACATTAGAGAACGTATTGCTAAAGTCGACATCTATAATGCAAAACCAGGTGAGGAAATAACAATAAATGCCTAATTATTAAAAGCGAGTTTACACTCGCTTTTTTCTATGCTATAATTTTAATAAAGGGGTTGATTACTATGTTTACTACTAATAAATTTGCAGATTATGTTAATATGGCACTTAATTATCCAGCTATATCTTTTGACGATATACGTCTATTTTTAGACCAAGCCATATCAGAAATAAATACAGAATTACACACATCTATTCCTGATGTTGATACTATGGAACATGATGCTAAAAAAGCTGTAGAGGACATGCCAAATTTAATAATGCTAACAGAGCCAGAATCTAATAGACAAATAGATTCACTTGTCTCACCACCTTCCTCTGGACGTATTTACTATGATTTAAGTAAAGAGATGTATGGAGTGTACGAAAATGATACTTGGAATTATTACGGAACTTTATACGGATTCCGTCTAATAAACGGTATTCCTACTTACTATGTAGCAGGTCAAATTCTTGCAAGTAATATCAGAGCTTGGTATATAGACAATTTAACTAATCCTTCTAACATAGATTTAGAAAACTACTTTACCGATGATTGGATTAAATTATTTCTAGTTCCTTACGTAGCATTTAAATACTCTGTTAGGGATGGCGATACTGGAAGACTATTTAATGAAGAATTTGCTCAAGGTTTTCAACAATTAAGACATTCTTACAATATACCGTTCCAAGTTATTCTTGCAGCTGTTGCTGATAAATTTGCATATAAAGATGACGTTATTAAAAATTTACCTAACTTAAATAAGTGGGTATTAACTAAAGCAATAACAGTAGAAATGAAGAACCCTCAAGGCGTTAATGCAACATTTAGAGATTTTTATGATATAGGAGGTTTTGGAATATGATAAGAAGAAAAATTTCAAAAGACGGACAACAATATCAATCTTTAAATGAAGACTCTTTTACTAATAAAAAAGGTATAGATGTCACACAAGCTCCTCCTATGAGGGACTTTGTTTTCGATGCAGAAAATTTGGATGTAAATCTAGATGGAAGTATGTCTTTAAGAAAACCTTTAAAATATTTTCATTCACATAGATATAGTTATGCTAAAGAGTTATACAATAAAATTCATTATATAGCTATAAAAAATGATACGTCCTCAAGTAGCTATATACAACAACATGTATTAGTTATAAATCCTTCAGCTGTTTCTGGAACATCTTGTAGGATTAGATATAAAAATGTTTTATACACTGATGCTACAGGTATGAATTTTAAAAATGCTAAAACTTTTAATACTAACTCATCTACAATTTTATATGACGTGGAGTTAAATTTGAATACATTCCTAAATGGAGCTGCTAATCCAAATATAACAGGTTTAACAACAGTTAAAGCATATTTTAGAATAACATTAGAAGAAATAAACGGTGTTACTTTAGCAATATTAGAATATATAGACCCTTATATTCCTAATTTAACTAGAACAGAAACTACTGCAGAATTTAATCCTAATACAGCTGGATATTACACTTATGCTGTTACAGATAGTTATGACGCAGCTGTAAATTCTGTACAAGGTATATTAGCATATTCTTATGTTTCTAATAATGTACCTGTATACATAAAAGATTTAACAGAATTTAATAATTATGGAAATAATATAATAAGTTCATTTTCTAAAGCAGACACATCTAAACCTGTTATATTAAAAGCATTTTGCAATTTCAATTCTTATGGAAATATAAGATACTATTGTGCTTGGGAGTATACTTCAGACGGTATAAATTGGGAATGTCCAGAAGAATTTATTAATAAATTTCCTAAAGATTATACTACTAATAAGCCTCGTCAATGTTATTTAAAAGTGTTAGACGAAACTAGAATGGAAGAATCTTTAGACCCATCAACACCTATTTATAAAAATGTTATAGCTGTACCTTTAAGTTATGTAAATTCTTCTAGTGACATTATAACAGACAGACCTGATGTATTAATATTACCTAACGGTATAAAAGGATACACTTATAGGTTTAGTATTTACGCTATAGAAACATCTAATCTTAAATTAGAATATCGTACTGTAGATTTAGACTATACATATTCTAGTGTACATAGTGGTGAGGGAGACCATAATCCAGATGTTACACAATATCAAACATCTAACCATTTAACTCCTTATCACTGTTATTATACATCTTCAGTTACAACAGATTTAAGTTTTACTGTTTTAATACAATATTATTTTAATAATGAATTAAATTTAGATGAAAATAAATTTAAAGCTGTTTTAAATATAACAGAAGATGAAGGAACTAATACAACAGTATCTGATTTAAATTCGTCTTATTTTAACGTGTATAAAGAATGGGACACTCATCTTAATAAAAGCATCAACAGAGTGGCATTTTTATACCATCCTACTTTAGTAGGTGCTGCAGACAGTTGGTTTACATCTATAACTAAAACAGATAATATAAGATTAGAACTTTCAATATTTTATGATGGTTTATATCTTGATTGTTACAAATGGGGAATTATAAGATGTAAAGAAACTGTGTCTAAATATTATTGGGGAACTATTGCTACAGTAGATGAATTACCTAACGTAGACCATGTTTCTGCAGATGATAAATTTGTACGAGTACTTTCAAATAATAAATATTATTATACTAATGAAATAGCAGACGCTCCTGGAACTTATGAATGGCTTGAATGGACAGGAACTGAAACTACATTTTATGATACTGTAGCTAATAATTTATTAAATAATTTTACAGGTTTAACATTATATAATGCTGACGCTACCTTATTATCTAATTTTCCTTATAGTGCTTTAATAACAGATACTACAGAATTATTAAATACCAATTTAGTAAATACTGTAGATGGAGAAAAATTATACTACAATTATAAAATTTACTCTTATGGAAAAGAAGATTTTAAAAATTGTATTTATATTTCTGATTCAAATTCATTTGTAACATCTTTATTAAATACAATAGAATTACCTATGGCACAAGATTCTAAAATAACTACATTAATTCCTTGGAGAGATTATTTAATAGCAGCTAGTGAAACAGGATTATTCTTAATAACACCTCAAGGTGGAAACTATTATACTAGTAAAATTATAAATACTTTTATAGGAATTCCTTGGAATGATAGAAAAACTGCTAAATCTATACTTAATGGTATTATATTTAAATCAGGAAGTAAGATATATTCTGTACAGCCAAGTATGTATGCTAGTGATGATTCTATATTAAACATTATAGATATATCGAAACCTATAGCTCCATATCTAGAAAATACGAATACAAGTACAAATTTTGCATTTACTACTGAACAGCATTATTATCTATGTATTCCAAAATCTAATACTACAACAGTTTTAAAATATGAATATTCCACTAAAATATGGACTAAACACTCTTATCCTGTAGTTTTTACAGACGTTTGGATTAATACAGTTGACGAAATACGTCTAATTGCACCTTCAGCATTTTATGATTTTAATCACGAGATGAATGAAATCGATGCTAATTACCTTCAATATGGAGACGAATTAACTTTAGGCGAAATAACTCCGTTTACATATTATGTAGATACAGGACAAAAGTCTTACTCTATGAACCTAATTAAACAATTTGTAGAAAGTAAATTAACATTTGCTCTTACAGATAAATCTGATGAATTACCTTTGACAGTAGATGTGTATGTAGACCAATACAGACCTGTGTTACATCAAGACGTAAGTTCTTCTAGCTCATTCTGGAAAAAGCTAGATTCTACTATTGCTTTAGGAGCTCCAATTCCTGCAACAACTACAACTTCTGCAGGAATTCTAGTGAATAATCCTGTTATGAAACAGTTATTCTTGAGATATTCAGCTAAAGGATACACTATAAGACATATTGTTTCAGGTATGTCACACAGTCAATTTAAATTCTATGTATCTTACTATAGATATAAATCTACAAGCAACAAACAATAAGAACCCTACTGGGTTCTTTTTTATTGACACTGTTTGTCAAATAGAATATAATAAAATTAGAATTATAACAAGGAGGATTCTATTATGAAAAATACTTCAATTTTAGAAAGTTTAAAGAAAATCTATACAAAAATGACAGGTAAGAAAGTTGTAAAGCGTAAAAATGAAACAGATATTTTATCTGATATAGCTGAATCTTACACACCTAATCAAACTGGTGGTGGAAGCAAATTATATAAACATGATATTATTATAATGGACTCTAATGATGACGGTGCAGGTATGTTAACTATATTATCTTCAAATAATGATGAAGCAGAAACTATTGATGACTTACAAACTTTATTAGGAAGTTCTTGTATTTCAGGAATTTTTTTCACTAATGATGGAGCAGTAGTTGCATCATACGTGAAAGAAAATAATATAGTTGTTTATTATGGTAATGCAGGTAATAATGTATCTATTACTTCACAATTAGGTTATTATGTTATTGACTCTATAACACCATTATAAAAGTAGGTGATTTATATGACTGAAATTAAAGAAAATATTTATGTCAATAAAACTAAAATTCAAGAAGCAATACAACGTAATAGCGAGTATTACCTTATTTTATCTAACGGTAAACAAATTCAAGTTACTAAAGAAATATTTGATTCTATTGTAGCAGAGGAGGAATAATATGATAAAAGATAAAGATAATTATATTAATCCTGAATGTGTAGTGTTAGCAGAAAAGAAGAATTCTGTTAATACTCTTACATTAGATTCTGGTAATAAAGTACAAGTTAGTGATGAAGTATTTGAAGCTGTTACAGAATATGAAGATACTCCTGAACTACAGAATAAAACTGTAACTCCTACAACTTCACAGCAAACTGTTATAGCTGATGATGGTTATCAAGGTTTAGACACAGTTACAGTTGAAGCTGTTACTTCTAGTATTGACGCTAATATTCAACCAGGAAACATTAAAAAAGACATAAGTATATTAGGTGTAACTGGTAGTTATGAAGGGGTTCCAACTGGTGCAAATGTATTAACCTCTAATGAAAAACAAATTTTAACACTGAATTCTTGGGTAAAAATATCTGAAGGTACATATTATAATATGTCTAAATTTGTTGTGTCTAATCCAAAACAAATCCCTTGTGAATATATTTATGGTATAAGATTTAATGACAATTCTGAAAAAATTGACATTCCTGACGGTTCTTATGATTTATATATGATAGACTCAAATATTGTTACAGGTAATATAAAAATACAAACAATTAATAATATAAGATATTTAACTATATACAGTATAGCTGCCCAATTTTCAAGTTTAAAGCTTGTAATAGAAGGTAATACATATTATTATAAGTTGTTTTTTAAAATATGTTATTCTGATTTTATTAACGAAAACTTTTATATTAATGTTGCGAATTACGGTATGGCGATAAAAATAGGAGATTCTTATACAACAACATCTATCTCATACCAAGGTAGAAACCGTACTACAGTAACACCTTCTACAAGTATTTTTATGAATATCTTAGATAATAGTATTAATGCAATTTCATACGATAATAATAATGTTCCTGGTATTGCATATTTACAAAAGGAAGGAGTACGTTTTGTATAAACGTGATATATTTATGAGAAAATACAAATTATGGAATAAAACATCTAAAATAAACGGAATTGAACCTTCAAGATTTCTTAATTACGAACCGTTTAAAGATTACGATGGAGATATAATCTTAATTTATAATGAAGACAAAACTAAAATTGCTCAAGTTGAGTCAAAACAAGTTTTATCTGAAATATATAATATAGATTATAATCTTCCATTAGATGATTTTATGACTGTATATTTTGAAAAATCAAAAATACAGCCTGAAGAAAACTAAATAGAAAGGGAAATGTTTTACAATGAAGAAATTCATAAATAAAATTCTAGATTTACCAAAGCTTATATTAAGACTTTGGATATGTCTTTGGATTTGTTTATTAATTCTACTTATATTGAAATTCTGTTTTGGAATTTGGTATCCAATAGTGATAGAGAACCAGGCTATCTTGGATTTCAATAATTTTGTAGATTCTAATTGGTTAAAATATTTATTTCTAGGTATATTTTATGTGTTTAGTGGAAATCTTTTGTATTTAATAAGTACGAAAAAGACTAAATATTCTAACATCCTAGAAACTATTTTAATTAATATTTTAATAATTTCTACGTTTATTGCCAAAATATATGTATATTGGTTAGGCTTTGCATTAGAAATGTGTATTTCAATGCTAATACCAATAATATACTTAATAAAAACTAATAAATATATTAATAAATTAGTACTAATATTATATCCTGTAATAATACAAGGTCTAATTATGATTTGGCAATTAAATATTTTATTTGTTAGAAATTATCCAATAAATTTAGATGAAATAGGAACTATATTTCAAATAGTTCTTCAGTTAGATTATTATATATTTTTAAGTGTGTTATGGATAGGAGTGAGTTATATGGGATTAATTAGTTTTTGGTTCTTCTGTAAAGATGTAACAAAGTTAAAAGCTATTAAAGAAAAAGAATTATCTAAAAAGAACCCTGATATGGCAACTGTTAAAGCTATTAACGAAAAGATTGCTAAATTAGAAGCAAGATAATATGTTAAAGTATCATCTTATTGATTTGCTAGATTATGTTCTTTACAACATAATACTTTTAACTATTGCGTTCTTCTTTAATAGATTTTATCAAATGCTGATATTCCTAGTTTGTTATGAAGTTATACAAAATTGTTTTAGATACAGGTTTCACGCTGATACTATTCAGACTAATCCTAGAAAAGCAGTTGTGTTATGTAAGCTTATAACAATAGGAGTTGAAATTACATATTTACTTGTAAGTTTATCTGTAGAAATATCTATTTATCTTAATATATTTATAGTGTTCATTACTGCATTTATAAATACAGTTTTAGAATTTGGTATAGAAATATTAAGAGATAAATATAAAATTTTAAAAGATAAAGACTTACTTATATCAGCTTGTAATATTAACAATTTGACAAAAGAAGCCTATACAAGATTAAAACTAAAGTATATAGATAATCTTACTTATGCAGAAATTGCAGAACGTGAATGTGTTGATGTAGATACTATTAGAAAATCTATTAATAGAAGTAAACACAAGCTATTTAAGGACTAAAGAAATTTAGTCCTTTTTTTATTTGTCTTATATTGTCCACTCTACAAGTGGACTTTTTCTTTTTATACTAAGGTTGAATGAAGGAGGCTTTATTATGCAAAATTATAACCCTAGTTTTTACAATACACCTTCCTTTTATAATCCTAAATCAAATCAATATGCGTTTGTAAATGGAATAGAAGGTGCCAAGTCATATCAGATGCAACCTAATCAAACAGTTATGCTTCTAGATAGTGACAATCCTATTATCTATAAGAAATCTTCTAATTCTTATGGACAAGCAATTATAGAGTACTATCAAATGGTTCCTATTTCAGAAC